AATTTCTTTAAAGAAAGAGAGGAATATGAAAAATGTGTTGAGCTTAAAAAAATACTAGACAAATTAAATGCTTATAATTAAAGTAGATAATCAAAATATAGAAAATGCGCTTAAAACCTTAAAGCGCAAAACGTTTGCCACAAAGCAGCTCAAAGAACTTAGAGACAGAAAGGAATATGTAAAACCTTCAGTCACCAAAAGATCGGAGAAGAGCAAGGCAAAATATAAACAGTCAATCCAGGACAGAGAACTATAATATAATGATATAGTAACCTTTTTGAACCGGATTGGGTTAAGTATATTGCCATCTAAATATATAAACTAGATACAATGTGTCTATTAAAAACAATATTTAAAGATGGAAAATATAACAGGAGAGGATAGAGACTCTCTAATGAGATCCAGCTATTACATAATTACCAGAAACTTTACAAAAACTGTAAATAGGTTCATTGTTTATCAAGATGGTAAAAACACTATCGACATTCCCCATGGGATAGGTCAGAGAAGTATGTTTATCGATGTCCTAATCGAGTACTTCGTCGAGCTCGAAGAATATGAAAAATGCGAAACCCTTAAGAAATTGAAAGACCTTGTCATAATGGCAGGCGACTAAATATATCTCAATTTATGCAAAAGAAGACTAATTCAGAATCAGCGCCTAGCGTTAAACGAATGTCAGTTAAAGAAGACAATATCAAACATGTTAATTTAAGAGACAATCAAAGAGAATACGTCCAACAGATTCTAAAGAATCAAATTACATTTTGTTCTGGCCCAGCCGGAACGTCAAAAACATTTACAGCATGTTACACTTCATTATTGTTATTAGCTGAAAAAAAGGTCAAGAAGATTATTTTATGTAAGCCAATTCAAGAATCTGGTGAAAAGCTTGGATTCTTACCTGGAGATATTGCTGACAAAATAGATCCATACATGCAATCATATATTTCTAACTTTAAGAAAATTGCAGGCGATGAATTAATTGAAAGCCTTGTTCATTATGGTTTAATTGAATTCAAACCGCTAGCGTTTATGAGAGGAGATACTTTTGATGATGCTTTCATGATTTTAGATGAGGCGCAAAATGCAACCTTTAAACAATTAATGTTATTCACAACCAGAATGGGTAAAAGCTCTAAGGTTCTAGTAACTGGAGACGTTAGTCAATACGATATACCTAAAGCCCATGCAGGATTACCTGGATTTATGCAATTAATGAAAGGAGTAAATGGAGTTGGAGAACATATCTTCGGTAATAAAGATATCGTAAGAGCCAAAATACTACAAGAGGTCGTAGATCGTTACGATAAATGGAGAATCGATAATCCTGAAAAATAAAAGAAACATTCTAGAATCCATCTATATAATACCTATAAAAATATATAGATGGAAACTAGACAAATATTACTCAAGTCATCCTACTCAGGAGATGAAGCAATTATAGAAATTGGAGTTGATGAAGCAGGTCGAGGAGCACTAGCCGGACCAGTAACAGTTGCAGCATGTATCATGCCATTTGGATTTGAAAATCCACTGATTAAGGATTCTAAATTACTTAATGAGCAACAACGAAAAGATGCCAGAAAGATTGTTGAGGAAAATGCACTGGCTTATCATATCGAGCACATTTATCCTGAGGAAATAGAATCAACAAACATTCTCAAAGCAACCTTAATTGGAATGCAGCGTTGTTTAGAAGGCGTTAGAGCAAACCATAAGTTTGATTTTATATTAATCGATGGAGATCAATTCCACGGATTTGAAGGAATTCCTTTTGAAACTATTGTTGGTGGAGATAATAAATACATCTCAATTGCAGCCGCAAGTATCTTAGCAAAAACTGAGCGTGATGCTATGATGAAGGATCTTGATATTGAAACACCAGGATATGGTTGGAATTCAAATAAAGGATACGGAACAAAACAGCATATTGATGCTATTAAATCAATTGGACCTTCAGAATCTCACAGAACCAGTTTTATATCACATTTACTAACAGAAACAAGCGCACTATTTTGAAACATCTAATTTTAGGAATTCTGCTATTTTTCTGTGGACAATCTCTGGTTTGGTTACAAACCAATGGACAGTTTGTTTGGCCATGGATTAAGAAAAATCCATTTATAGTATCAGCAGTTGGAGGAATTGCAATATCTTATATTTTTATTAGAGCAACGAATGAATTGTTTACATATTATGATGGACAATTATGGCCTGGTAGATTTATTGGATTTGCAACTGGGATGGTTGCCTTCTCTGTATTAACCTACTTTATTATGGGTGAAACTATGAATACTAAGACAATTGTTTCTCTCTGTCTTGCAGGAATACTTCTATGCGTCCAGATATTCTGGAAATAAATTGTTAATAACTTTTTGAAAATAATTCAACCGGCATTTTTTTATGTCGGTTTTTTGTATTATATTTACATATCAAATTAAAACAAATACAATTATGAGCTACACAAACTTCAACAGACACGAAAACATGAATGACGAAACAAGATTTGAAATTCTTTCTTTGATTAAAGAATTATCTTATTCTGAGGAAATCGGAGAAGATTTATCATTCAGCCTTCAGAATAAATTATACGGATTATTCGACGGATATTTGTATGCCGATATTCAAATTGAAGCACTACAATTACCTACCGAACTAGCATCAAAAGTTATGCGAATCTTCGATATTTGTAATCGCTATCCTAAATTGGAACTTCAATCATGATTTCACAGCAAGAACGGAAAGAAAGGCTACTAAATACGAGTCACGTTATATGGCTCGATGATTCAAGCGTTCATCGAGCCGCATACGTTGAAATTATCGACAATATAATTTTTGTTGGAACTGATGGAGGTCTATTATTCCAAGATATGGATGTTCTAACGCTGGAAGAGGCATGCCATGCTGAAAAAATTATTATAAACATTAAACAAGAATTAAATATAATCTAATATGGGAGCAAACTACGGATACTGTTGTATCAATTTAACACTTGACAAGGTTGGGATCAAAATCGGTCGTTCAATGATTAAAAAAACATTTGATGCTAAAGGAATCAAATATGCTGGAGAACTTGCAGAAGCAAATGTCCGAGATATGATTGAAATCATCAAATGGAATAATGATAATGGTGTCAAAGTGTATCGAATGTCTTCGAGTATGTTTCCATGGATGTCGGAATACGAACTTACTGATTTGCCTAATTGGTCAACAATCTCAAACTTACTTAAAGGTGCTGGAACTCTTGTTCAAAAATACGGACAGCGAGTTGGTTTTCACCCTGGTCAGTTTTGCGTACTTCCAAGTCCAAGTCAAAAAACCGTAAATGCGTCAATCAAAGAACTGGACCAACATGCATTTATTATGGATACGATGGGTCTACCTGCAAATCAGTATTATTCTATGAATATTCATGTTGGTGGTTCATACGGAGATAAAGAAGCTGCTATCCAAAGATTCATCGATAACTTTAAATTGTTATCACCTTCTGCCCAGTCCCGATTAGTTCTAGAGAACGATGATAAACCTGCACAGTATTCAGTCCATGATTTATATAGAATCTATCAATCAATTGGAACACCAATTACTTTCGATTATCACCACCACCGATGTTATGAAGATCCGATGCCCGAAGAGGATGCACTTCGTTTAGCAGCTTCAACATGGCCGGCCGGAATCCGTCAATTGTGTCACTATTCAAGTGCTAAAAAACTTCACGAGGATTCAACTGCAATTATCAGAGCCCATGCGGATTATTTGTATGAGTACATTGAAACTTATGGTATGGAATTGGATATCGAAATCGAAGCCAAAGCAAAAGAGCTAGCACTACTGAAATATCAAAAGGATTTTACATTAATATATAGCTAAAAATATAGAATTACTCTGTGAAACAAAAAACGATTGAGTTAGACAAAATTAAAAAAGATGTCAACTTGTTCATAGGAGCCCTAAAAAAAGAGGGCATAGAAACCAAAACAGTATCAAAGCTTATTACTTCAGCCCTTGTTGAAAAAAGAAAGTTGACAAAGGAAGAGGGAAGGCTCGTTGTTTCTCAATTAAAAAACATTAGTAAAACGTTGGGACTTGCAACAATATTCCTGATGCCAGGAGGTTCTGTATTTTTTATATTGATTCATTATTTAGGAGTACGAGATTACTTTTTATCAGACAGTTTTGAATACTTAAAAAATAAGGATATATAAATTCTATAACAATCTATAAAAAAATATAAAATTATGGCAAGTATTAAAAAATTCGAGGATTTTGTTTCAGAAATGGACAGAGCCGAAGAGATAGAAGCAACAGTTGCTGCTAAAGGTACTCCCGATGTTAAAGACGAGGAGGAAACAGAGGAAGAGGCTGAAGAGGTTCAAGGTCTTGACGAAGGTGGTGAAGCTAATTTAGGAACCGATGATGGTGCTAAAGAAGTTGTTAAACCAGTTTCTGAAATGTTAAAAGAATGTTACGAAGCATTAAAATCTGAGGCTAAAGTTTGGGAAGAGGATGCACATGATGAGCATACTGTAGAAACTTACATGGCTGAAAATGCTGCTCTAGTTGCTGGATTAGCAGCAAGCGCTCTTAAAGAAATGAAAGCAGATATGGAAACAGAAGCTTATGAAGCATGTTTAAATAAAATGTCTGAGGCGTTCTCTAAGAAAATTAATGAAGTAAAAGAAATGAAAGACGCCGTTGACGCGGAAGATGTTGAGTAATTCACCAGATTAAACTAAATAAAAAGTCTATATATAATAAAACATATATAGACTTTTTTTATGCCAAAAATCCCGACGGAAATAATATACATGCAGGTTGCATATCAATTTGCAAAGCTCAGTTACGCTGAGCGTAGAAAGGTAGGTTGTGTTATCGTTAAAGATAAACAGGTAATTTCATTTGGATATAATGGTACTCCCCACGGATTTGATAATTCATGTGAGGAGGATGATATTAGATACTATGAAAATCCAGATTTTGCGGTAGAATGGGAAGATAAAGGATATTCATGTGAGAATGGATGTTGTACCAAAAAGAATGCAATCACAAAACGCGAAGTACTGCATGCAGAATCTAATGCAATTATGAAGGTTGCAAAATCTACAATGAGTTGTGAGGGTGCTGACCTATATACAACAACATGTCCATGTTTTGATTGTGCAAAATTAATTATCCAATCGGGCATTAAAAAAGTATACTACACTGAAGATTATAGAGATATGAGTGGCGTAGAACTATTAAAAACAGCAGGAATAGAAGTTGAACAAGTAATCGTTTGGAATGAGCTTTAATAAAAAAATAATACCAGAAGTCGAAGTACTTAAAGATTTTTTAAAAGAGAAAGGAAGCTCTGCCTTTTATTGGAGATGGGTTAAAGGAGTTGATGCAATGATGGGAAATAGCGAAGGAATCGAATATATAGAAATTTTTGAAACTAAATATTATGAAAGTGATTCAGAGTTCTATGAATTGGATTAAGAAACAATTTTCAAAAAAAGAATATAATTATCAAAATACACAAACAATGGAATTAGTGAAAGATACGGTTATAAAATATCAATGGAAAAAGGGAGACAACTTTGGAAAGGTTGTCGAGGTAAAAGATAGTGATGGTGAATTCACATACTTTACAGATGGCTCTCAAATATTTAATAATGTACTATCAGAATTTTTAGAAAAGGTTGAAGGCGATCAGTTGCCATTTCCTGGAGCTCAATCGTTAAACGATATTGCTGCTGGAATTCAAACAAAACAAACACCTACAAAGAAGGAGGTTGTTAAAGAAGTTCAAGCAGAACCTGAAAAATCAGCATTAGAGGAATTAGTTGCAAAGCTTTCAAAGAAAAACATGGAGCCTTTTCAAACAACAATTAACCTAAATATCCCAAACCGACAGATATTTGATATGTTAATTGATAATGCTGACGAGGACAGAGAGAATTTAATTAAAACGATTGCCGCGGTGGCAGTGTCTCAAATTGAGATAAATAAACTACAAGAATATTTAACAGAACAAGTAACAATTTTTATTAACAATTACTATAATGGCGAAAACAACAACAATGTCTAGAAGACAAAGAAGAGCTCAATTCAGAGCAATGGGTTATTTGAAAATCAAAAACATGTACAACCGATTTTCAGGTCCTGGAATAGCTTGGTATAACAAGATGCAAGAAGCTGGAAAAGAGGCTCACGAGGCAAATGTTCGAAGAAACTTAGATGCTACAGAAAATGCATTACAATCTAAAGCAAATGATTTGAAAAAAACATGGGCAGCAATAGGTTATAACGATGCAGAAATTGCAATGTTAGAAGAGGCATTCTTTACGCTAACTATCAAAAATCCTGAATCTCGTAGAGAAGACAAAAAAACAGCTAGAAAATTAATGAAAGAAGCATCTAACTCATTAAAATCTAGAACAAATGCAAACAGTTAAAATAACACTAGCAGACAATGGTGTTATTAAAACTGTAGTAGATGACAATATTAATTCAGCTGGAGAATCTTTTGAATCGACAACTGTTTATGATTTTGACGATGCTACCGCAAAATTAAGGTTCATTCATGAACTTTGTGTTGACATTGGATTATCTTTTGGTAATTCAAAGAGCAAACACCAAATACAAGTTATTGAAGATTGGGGAAAGGATTACATTCCTACAAACGAAGAGAAACTTGAAAAAATAAAAAAGTTGGAGAAGGAACTTAACAGAATCACTCCAAAGGTTTAACAATTAATGAATAATCTAATAATTGAATGTGTATGGTGCCCATCAAGAAGAGAATTTAATAGGTTTATTAGAAATGTAGAAAAAGATATGGTTAAAGTTATTGACCACGTTTCTATTAAAAATAAGCTTATTAAATCCGATCCTTATGGACAAGACCCGAGCAACTCAATTATAGGATTAACAATAGTAAATGAAATTACGCGATGTTTACGTTTAGAAACAACTAACGTAAACCGCGTAATTTATTTGTTTAAAAACCTAGACCTTGAAATTGTAAACAATTTTAAAGAAATGGTCGAACTGAACAGCGAGCGAGAATACACTATCTCTCTAACTTTGATAAATACTAAAGAAGCTGTCGATACAAGAATCGCATCTCTATTTGATTCTATTAATACCATCAAAAATGATTAGACATAAACTTTTTTCGAAAGGTGAACAAATACATGTTCTTATTTCGAACAACCGATATAGCAATATAGTGTTTCCTGTTAAAGCAATTATCCATGATGTAGAATTTAATGATAAAATGCCAAGATACCAGGTACGTATCCTAAGGTTCTATGACGATATAGATTTTCTTAAGAGGTATATGTTTGACATGAAGTTCGAAAAAACATTTGAGGGCGGAGTAACCTCATTCAAAGTTGCTAGACAAAAAATAGCAAGTGTAAAAGAATTCCAAAACTACATAGATTCTAAATGGGAATCATTCTTAATAACAGTAGATTCTGTAATGTGTACTAGAACACATGGAGAAATTATTGAGTTATATAATAACATACAAGATTTTTTAGTCGAGAAGGCTATTAGAGACCTTTATGAACTTACTAATAGGTCAACGTATTCAAAGGGAAAATATCACTATGAGAGTCGAGGTGTATTTGAAGCTCATATTAAAAAATTCTTAGGCGATAGAGCCGGAAAAGAGAAAGGATATTTTGATAAACTACTATATAGACCACTATCGATGGACTATGATAATCTAGAATAGTCCAAATTCTTGGATATATACTTAAATAAATATATTTAGTAAGAATGGCAGAAGAAAAAGGATGGTTTGACAAAGTAGCTGATAAATCAAAATCCGCATTCAAAGTAGCAAAGGATAGTTCTTTAGGTAAAGGATTTATTAGCGCTTACAATAATGTTATTGGTAAGGAATTTGGTATGATCGATGGAGGAACTCCAGACGGTGTACATTCTGGTACTAGAAGTAAGGGTAAGGGTTTAAAGGCACCTATAAAACCCGATCAAACTAAAGCAAGAGCTGTTAAAACTGATAGCGAATTTAAAATTGTTTCTCCAGGAGGATCTCAATATTACGCAGATATACAACCATCAGAAAGTTATACACCAAAGGGTAGCGAATCAAATACAAATACCGGTACTGATGAACCAGCTAAAGCTCCTACGGTTCCTTCTTTACAAAGACCATATTCTCACTTTAATAACTATTCATTAATAAATTATAAAGGAACACCACTAAACGGACAAACTGTTGGTATTGAAAGTAATAAAGATGGAGGAACAATATATCAAAAGATTGATGTTAAAACACTAGAAAATCCTACTGTTTCTAAAATTATAGAAATCACTAGTGCCAATACAAAAAATATGGGATATCGATATAACTATTCTGATTTTGCATTAGCTAGATATTTTAACAAAATATCAAATACATATTTAATTACACTTAGGAGATTTGCATATCCTGCTGCTGATGATATTATTACTCCAACTGCGATGGGAGATGATGGAAAGCCAGTTGAAATCATGCAACCAGATATTGCAAGAGCAGTTACATGGCTTGGTGAAGCTCCTGGAAATTCAATGGCAGAAATCTTAAAGTTTTCTCATGGATTTGGTTGGAAAGATGCTGAATCAGAAATGCAAACAATTAACTCGCCAAGTAGAGAGGCTTCGGCTGGTAAATTTGGTAGTATGGTTAATAGTACTAAAGTTCTTTCTGCTATGGCAAATGGTGCGGCAGGTCGAGGCGCTGTTGAATCAAATGCTAGAGATCAAAATGCTGGTTTTGACCAATTCACTAATACATATCCAAATCACGTTTTTGGACCTCTTAACGTTATTAAGAAAGTTTTAATCAGAGAACAGGGTCTTAAATTTGAACAAGAATTTAGCCTTAAATTTGAATATGAACTACGTAGTTTTGAGGGAGCCAACCCAAAGATTATGATGCTTGACCAATTATCAAATCTTTTAGCTCTTACATATAACAATGCTCCTTTCTGGGGAGGATCTGTTAGATATATTGGAGGTGGGGGTGGAGCTGCGAAACCATTAGGTAACTTAGCCAAACTGAGATCTGGAGATTATCTTGGATTTGCAGGATCCATTGTTGAAGATATGGGTAAAATGTTTGGTGGAGCTCTTAAAGGAGGTGGAGATGCTTTCGGTGCTCTACTTAACGGAGATGGTGGTGGAGTCTTAGCAGCCCTAAAAGATAACAAGATGATTAACAATCTTATTGGAGGTCCTGCAATGGAAATGTTTAATACACCACAGGGTTCTCAGGCAGCAGCTTCATTATTAACTGGAGACCCTACAGGAAACTGGCATTTAACGATTGGAAATCCATTGGACCCAATTATGGTTATTGGTAACTTAGCAATGACTGATTGTGAGATAACATTTGAAGGTGCAAATTCAACTCAAGATTTTCCGGAAAGACTAGTTGCCGTTATTAAATTAAAACCAGGTCGACCTAGAGATAAAGCTGAAATTGAATCAATGTTCAATGCTGGTCGTGGTAGATTCTACTTACAGCCTGATGACGTTGCAGATATTAATGCAACTTCTGATGTTAGTGCTTATGGTAATAAAGACAGAAAGGTCGAAAAAGGAGGATTCATTAATGTCTTTAGAAAAGTAAGTAACGGATAATAGATTAAAAATATAAAACAACAATGAGATTTAATACTCTAGAGAAAAAACAAAGATCTGCTGATAATACTAAAATGATTCTTAGCATGCCTACTGTAATATTTGCGGATAATACAGAGGTAATGGCGGTGCATACTGTAACTGAAGATCAAGTTTGCAGAATAGATTTAATCTCTTTAAAATATTATAGAGACGCAGATTATTGTGATTATATATTAAAATGGAATGGAATATCAAATCCATTCTCGATAGATGAAGGCGATGTTTTAGAGATTCCAATGAATATATCAGTTCTTAGAACTATTAAACCTATTAGACTTGTCGGACCTGCAAATCAAATCTCGATAAGAGATCAGTTTGTCGATACGAAAAGGCTACCGGTTAAAGATGCTAAGAGAATTGAATATCTACAAAGAAAAGCGGCTCAAAAAGCAAACGGATCAAAACAAATTTTACCTCCTAATATTTTAAAAGAAGGAGATTCTAATATTACTATCGGAAACGGATTTATTACTATTTAATGGCATCAATTGACAATCATATTCTTACGATTACTGAACCTACTATTAAGTTAGATGAGGTTAAATTTGCCTCGCTTGGTGAAGGTGAAGGTAATGAGAAAGCAAACACAAGTAAGGGATATATTTTAATGGTATCGATTAATGGTTATACTTTTAGCGATTGGGAAATTCTTTCAATGGAAATGGACTGTACTGGTACTGTTCCAACTATAGATATATCAATCATCGATACTGAAGGTGTTTTTGGAGTTGATTCATTCCCAAGAGATGGTGATGTTATTAACTTTAGAATGGGTACTTTAGAGAAGGACCAATACAAAGATATACGAATTGATTTCGATATTTCTAATGCCGAAGCACCACCACAGAGGGGTGAAGGTAGAGGAAATAAGTATCATTTAATGGGAAGGATGAAAGTGCCTGGTTTATATGCTGATGCATGTAAATCATACGGTTCAGGAACATCATTAGACCACATTGAAGCAATTGCAAATGATTTAAAACTTGGATTAGCAACCAACATTGACGCTGCTGATGATGCCATGAACTTGGTTATACCCTTTAATTCTATGTTTGATACATTGGAAGATTTGGTTAGACACTCTTATATTGATGAGGATAGCTTCCAGACCTTTTGTATAGACCCATACTATTATGTTAATTATGTTAACTTAAATAAGTTGATGGATTCGGAGGAAAATATAGAGGAAATGATTGCAGCATATGAAAAGGATCTTGCAGATACTCCTCAAACCCCAGAAGCTGAAGCAGCAAATAAGGCAAAAAGACCTCTTGTTCTTACAAATCATAAGAGAGACCAGGGTTCTAATTTATTTATAGTAAAGCAATCTATCAAGAACACTGCGGGTAGCGCAATGAAAAAGAATGGGTACAAAAGAGTTTTACAATATTTTGAAAATGACTCTGATGAGGGTCTAGTTTCTCATGAAATTGAACCTCTAGCGAGTAAAAATATGAAGGACATCGAAGAACCGTTAAAGGGTCGTCGAGATGAAGACCGATATAAAAATGAAATCAAATATAAATATGTTGGTAGAAAATCAGGAGATCCTGAAACTTCTAACACGCATTTAAACTATGAGTACTCTGCAATTACCAATGCGCAAAACATGACTGAAGCAAAAAAAATGTCGTTAGATATTGAATTGGCAAGTTTTAATCCAGCGCTTCATAGATTCCATAAAATACCGGTAGTTATATATACCGGAGAGAGACAAAGATTAGATGCCGAAAATCAGATAAAAGAAAAGAAAGAAAAGGATGGATTTGATAGCAAGCCGACTGATCAAGAAAACGGTGGATTAAACCAAGGAGAAATGGTTGTTGATGAGTTTTTAAGTGCATATTATGTGATTGGGGGTTTTAAGCTGTATTATAAAGCAGGAGCACCATCAGTTAAACAGCATCTTAATTTGCTTAGAAGAGAATGGCCAAGTAGGGTTAACAATATTACACCCGAAACCGTTGCTGGAACTCCTTCAGCCACAGCTTCACCAGAACCTAATCCAGCACCTGAACCACCAGAAACTCCTTCTAATACTGGAGAAGAGACCGTATCACAGTAACTAATAAATAAAGATAGATAATATATGTCAGATTTTAAAACACCAAACGACTTTAGAAAGGGTTCATATAAGAAGTATCCGTACCAGGATCCTACTTACCTTTCGTTTGCGCTCATGTTTGACTGGCATGACCCTGAAAGTTCACCACTTCTTGCTGGACCTGCTGAGCAATTCTTAACAGATTTATCAGAAGGTGATCAGTTTTATAAAGATAGATTAGAGGACCTTCAAGCATTTAGAAATGCGCTATTCACCATAAATAGGGATCTACCATGGTACTGGCAATCTCTTAAAGGATTGGAAAGATTACAGCAATATAACGAAATGTCTAATTATTGGGGAGGAGATGATGCAAAATTAGAAATTGAAACATTAGAATCTTTAAATCTTCCAATTGCGGGTTTAATGCACTTGTATAAAAAGGCAATATTTGATGAACGTAAATGGGGTTACATTATGCCAGCTAATCTAAGAAAATTTAGAATGTGGGTTTATGTTACAGAAGTCCGAACAATTCAAGCAAAAACATCATTTAAAGTCGGTGGAATTAATAAAAAAACTGCACTTCAAGATTTTCCTTCAAATATTAAACCAACAGTTGATACTTCAAATGAAAATGAAGATATTATGGGTACTGGCGGCCGTCCATACTTTATGATTGGCTTAAATTACTGCGAGCTTGATATGACAACAGGCGTTAATATTTTTACTGACCTATCTAAAAATCCAGATGGACCCGCATCTAACTCAATTACTATTAAATATGAAGATATTCATAAAATAGAGTCAAGAGTTCTTAATGGTATTATTGAACCCATAGAGTATACAAAAAATCAATTATCACCAGCGCCTGATGCTGAGTTCTTTGATGCTACTTCAAAATCACCGATGGAATTTGCAAAAGACAAGATTAACGGTAAAATTGACGAGATATCTGAAAAAGCAAAAGATTCGGCTAAAGCACTTGCAGAAGCTAAGAAGCGAGAATTGATTCAAGCTGCTAGAGATAAAACAGTTAATAGAATTCCAACATTTGAAAATGTATATTCTAATTTTATTAGAAGAGTGGATCAAGCAACCGATATTCAACAAGTTGCAAAAGATCTTGGAAATGTAATACCATCGAATATTGCTAATGTTGCAGGTGGAGGTACAATTAAACAGGCTCTAGACAAAGGAGCAAGCAATGCAGTTAAAAACCTAGGAAATGCTTACGATTAATGGCAACGGATAAAGAATTAGACAAAGACAATATTAGAGAAACCCACTGGATCGGTGAGGTTGTAGATAATGCTGACCCTAAGTTTCTTGGAAGATGTAGAGTTAAAGTGTTTGGTAAGTTTGACAAGTTACCAAATGATGCTATTCCATGGGCAACACCAATGAATAGAGACTTTGTAGGTTCTCACCACACTCCAAACATCGGTACAATTGTAGCAGTTAGATTCGACAATGGTAACATATACCACCCTGAATATTGGTTTCAAATCAATCAAAGTAAAGCATTAAAGGCTGATGTTCTAGAATCCTCCGGGGCTGCGCATGATGTTGTATCATTAGTATATGATGAGGTGCGAAACATTAGAATCTATCACTCACCTGAAGATGGATTGGTAATTACTCGAGGTAGTGGTGCAAAGGAAAGACCATTAATCCAAATAGATGAAAATGGTTATATTAAAATCTCTACAACTGAAAAGATATTTTTAGATTCAGGAAATATATTTTTAAGTAATACCGGTGAAGGAGGTGAAGATGAAGCAGAACCTGCAGTTCGAGGAGTTTCTCTTGAAAAATGGTTGAATAAATTACTTGATGATTATAAGAACCATTTTCACCCGACAGGAGTTGGTCCTTCAGGACCTCCGGCAGCACCGACCCCAATGACAATTAGTAGTTTAAAATCGACACATAAAGATTACCAACAAAAAGGTAAATAGGATATATAATTTCTAAAACGTTATATTTATGCCAGCACAATGGCCAAATTTCATTAATAAAGTATCAGCAAAATTATCTAGTCTAAGCGCAGAAAGCATAGACGAGTTTGCTGTGTTTTTAGCAGGTGAATATTTTAATAGCGTTAAAACCTCGCAAACGATGTTTGGGAATATACATCAATCTGGCCAAAAACCAGTTCTTGAGGAAGGTTTCAAAAAAGCATTTAAGAAAATATATGAGGAAGAGGATGTAGAATTCGATAGCAAATTTACAAACTCAAAGTATGCCGATATGTTTGAAAAGGCTCCAGGACCGGATACTACATTTGATACATATTGTGAACTTGAAAAATGGACTGAAAAAAACAAAGATAATCTTGAAAAGTTTGTTTTCTATCCGCTTTTTCCATCAACATGCCCAAATCCAGCAGATGTAAAACCTCCGGTTACTGGTGAAATCGATTCAAATTTATTAGAGGAGGCTTCAAAACCTGGAGAACCTGAAAGATATATCACTATGACTATCTCAGGGTTTACCGAAGGACTTAACTATAAATTCTTATATTCTATAAATGGAGAGGATCAACCTCTTCAGATTGCAACTGATAATGTTCTACATATATTAGCACCTACTCAAAACGGTTCTTATGTTTATGTGTTTAAAGGAGTTTATGCAGACGATTCAACCCTATTAAAAGAGATAAACAAAACAATAACGCTAGATATTAAACCAGAGGGAACTGTAGTTATCGAAGAGGTTAAAGATCCTTTTGCTGATATAAAACCTAGGCCTTCGGTTCCTGTAATGACAGAAGATGAGAGAGCTAAAAATATAGCGCTTCGAGTAGTTTATCAAAATGACGGATCTTCTGAATATGGAGAGTGGGTTGACAGATTAGATATTGGAATAAATCCAACCTTTGGAAAAAAGGTTAAGAAACATGTTCAACAAATTTTAGGACTTAGCTCAAATAATTTTGATAAACTAAAAGATGATTTGGTTCAAAGAAAGGCACTTGAAAAGGCGAAAAAATATAGAAACCGATTAATTGACCAGTTCAATAAGCAGGGTTCTCAATTTAGTCCATTTGGAATCACTAAGGCAGATATCGAAAGATTGTACAATTCCGAACTTAAAAAATATCAAAAAGAATATAAGGGCAAAATAACTGAAAATGATATTGTAAGTGACATGTTAAAGGCTGATAAAACTCTTAAAAGGGAGGATGCACTCAAAAAGTTGTATGCAATACCAATTATAGATACTATTAAAAATCCAATCAACCAGTATATCTTCCAAGAAGAGCATATAGATAATAAGACCAGAATACCCTCGTGGTTAGAGGCTGAAGATATATGCAAATTTGTTTTTGTCAAGTCAATCGATCAAAGTATGGAAGGATATTCAGATAGAGGAATATCTATTGAAAATGTTATCAGTGTACTTGATCCTAGAAGATTTGAGAAGGCCGAAATCCGTAGAAATACCGAAAAGATCCTACAATATCTACTAGAGAAAAATAAATGGTATGACCTTTTAAGAAAATGGGGTAACTCGATGACCGGTAATTTAGAGGAAGATACACAAGGTGGAGATGGTTATGAAGTAATGGCGCAGGCAATTATTGATTATTGGAAAAGTACGGCGGTACAGCCATTTAAACCAGGTCCTCCAATAACACCATGTACTTCAATACCTCCATTAGGTGGTAAATATACTCCAATTTCTTATGGAAATAAAAGTGCTTTAGCAAGTGACCTTAGAAAGGCATGGAATACTGGAAAGAGATTTAAGAGGCAACCACTAACACCAGTTGCCTCGAAAGCAGTTGCTTCGGCAGTTGCAACAGCATGCGCAAAGCATTTATTAGGAGTCAAGTTCTTATACTTAGGCGGATTTATAGTACCTTCAGGTCCTCCAATTCCAATGGTAGGTATAAGTCCGACAACATTCTAAAAAATAAATATATAACTTAAATTACTAACTTTTTAAAAATTAAAACAATGTCACAAGGCGTTAAAACAAAAAAACAAATTACAACTGAAGGTAACCCTGATTTCGATTGGGATGCACACACGGCAGATTGCCCAACAAATTTCAGAAAACCAAATCTTCACATTAAAGCGCCAGCCGGCGTTAAAGTCTATTCAAGAGCACCTTATGCTCAAGAATTATTAGATTTGATGGAAAAATTAGAATCAACAACTCCACACGTATTTAATGTTGTTATTGGAGAAACCCACACAGGAACTGTATATGCGGTTGACCAAGAATGGGCTTCTATCGATATTGGACATAGAGAAATGGTTTATGTTGATGTAAATAGAGAATCAAAAATCTCAAAAGCAAGATTAATTCCAGGTGAAAAATTAGCAGTTGAAATCGTAGCAGATAGAAGCTCAAACTCTAGAGGATTTATTGTAGGTTCTGTTGAAGCTGGAATTAAAGCCGCAGCACTAAGAGAAATGCTACAATCAGCAGAGGAACAAAACACTGCATATATTGGAACTGTAACTGGAATGATTCCAAACGGAGGTTATTTCGTAAATGTACAAGGAATTGATTGTTTCATGCCAGGTTCTCTTGCAGGTATTAACAAACTTGCAGATTTCGAATCAGTATTGAACACTCAAATGTATGTAGTTCCTATGAGCTACTCTCCAGAAAGAGGTACTGTAATTGTTTCACATAGAAAATATTTACAAGCACTAATCCCTGGCAAAGTTGAAGAACTTAGAAATAACATGGGAGAAACAAGAACTGGAAATGTTACAGGTTCTGCTAAATACGGAGTATTTGTTGAATTCGATGGTTGTTTAACTGGAATGATTCATGCAAATGACTTGAACCCTGAATTTGCTAAAAAACATAAAGCAAGAGAAATCCAACCAGGAGACGAGATTACATTCGTTGTTAAAGAAATCATTAGTGATTCTAAAATAACATTAACTCAATTAGAGTATGTTGAAGCTGTAGATCCATGGAAGGAGATTGCAAATAAATATAAATCATTCCCAACTGAAGTTAAGGGTACTATCAAATCTGTTAAAGATTACGGAGTATTTGTAGATATTGGAGATGGTATTGTTGGATTACTACATGTATCTGAATTACCTGAAGGAATTGAAATATCTTCACTTACTAAAAATGATAATATCACAGTTCAAGTTACAAGAATTGAGGTTGAAACAAGAAAAGTTTTCTTAAAACTATAATTGTTAATAACTTTAACATAAATTTAACAACCCAGATTTTCGGATCTGGGTTTTTTTGTTTATATTTACATTATAATTAAAACAGATAAATAATCTATGAGCAAGTTTAAGACATACAACCAATTTGTTAATGAATCAGTAAGTTCTCAGTTTTCACAATCAGTATTAACTGCATTGGAATCTTCTATTATGGAGATGGTAGAGAACATTAAAAAGTGGATTATTGAAGAACACAATAAGAAGGGTATTGATTATAAAATTAGCGAGTTTGAAGCCGAGATGATTCGCTTAAACTTAATATTTGATATGTTAAAATCCTTTGAAAAATATACAGAACCGACCGATAAATTGATAACAATTAAAGCAAATTCAGGCCGTAAAGGTATTGAAATTAATGCAACAATTGAACGTGAAGGTGCTCAATATCCTTATTATACTGAGGCTATCGGTGCTGGTGGTTTTAACATCCAATCTTTTCACTATCGTTATTTGACAAAAACTACTCTTCCAAGTGCGAAAACAAAAGGTACTTTAGCAAATGAATATGCTGAACGTATTAAGAAAATGAATAAGGCTGAAAAGTTAAACTTTGACATTAAAAACATCGAAAGAGATATTGAAAAAATCGATGCTAAAATGACAGAGCTTGGGGGTATTACTGATGAACAAATTGCCAAAATCTTAAAGGATGCAAATGATTATGCATTCAACATGCCTTCGTGGGAGCAGATTATCAAAAATGGAGCAGCTAAAAATTACAATAATTCTGAACAAGAATATCTAGCAAAAGAAGCAGAGTATCAGGCCAGTAAAATTGACTTTTGGAGAACTCAAAATATCAAATGGCCAGCTGACCGTAAAAAATCTCTTGAAAAAGAATTGGTTAAACTTAGAGCTAAATTAAGTGCGCTAGTGTAGGAAACTAATTATCAATTTATTATTTTCAGATATATAACTTAACTTAAGTAATAATATCTAGATAATAATGAACAACTTAAACGATTCAAACGTTTTACAGAATACTTTAATTGGCGTTGAATTTGAATTCTATTCAAATTTTAGTGCTGAAGAAACCGCTAGTAAATTAGCAAAACTTCTTGACAAAAAGATTCATGTTGAAGAAAAATCACATAGCCAATTTGAAGTAACACAGGACGTGTTTAAAATCGAACCTGATATGTCGGGTGGAGCAAAGCTTCTAGAACTTGTTACTGGTGCCCTTCCATATTTTGCAGCTAGATTAATGATTATTAATGTATGCAAATGGATCGAAGAGAATGGA